AATGGAATGGTGCCCAGAAGAGGTGACAAACAACTGAGAATTTTCAATCTCTTGCGGCACCGTGGGACAAATTCATATCCACTGAAAAGATTATGCTTTCTGCATCGGGTGTCCCACAGCTCCGGAACTGTGAGGCAGTTTTGGCATGGTGCCCCGTGCCGGCGTACCTGAAGTTTTTGGCTTCAATAGCTTATTGAATTTCTGGACACGTCGGCGTTCAACGCAATCATTTATCTTTTCGAAGAAGTGTCCAGCCGGTTTTGTGGTGGCAGATCGGCATAACCTCTATCAATTCGATAATAATCTCTAATCTTCCCATCATGGGCCACCGCTCTATGTCGGCGAGATGATCGACATTCCTGCCGCGCCAGAAGATCCAAACGACGAAAACCGTAACCTGCTATGTCAGATGGCGGTGGAGCTTCCATTGCAAGATGTGATCGAAGCAGCCAAAGCCGCCGGATGGACCGCGGCGGAGACGCTGGCAGCCATCATCGAGGTCGCGGACAATCTCATGCTGGCGAACGTCAAAAACGCGGAGCTTGATGCTCTTTTGAAGGCGATGAAGCGAAGGCTGGAATGACCGGCGACTGGCAAAAGAAATACCGCTGGATGAGGACATGGCCGGGGGATCGCGGCTTGGACGGAAAGCTGCTGGAGGATTATTCAGCGTACGACGGCGAGCAATATGCGGGGAGGATTCGGCTGGACCAGGAGACCTTGAAAAAAGGTCAGTGGCAGTGGTCGGGCAGCTATCCGAAGGGATGGAGCGGCCAACCAATCATGCCGAACAGAGGGTATGCGCCGACGGCGGCCGAAGCGGCGCGCACCGCCGAGGAATATTGGGACGCAATGAAAAAGAAGAATGGCCTGGACTGAAACGCAAGAAGGCGCCCTGCACCCGGATAAGGGCACAGGGCGAGGCTAGAGAGATGCGGCGTTATCGATCGGCGCGCCTTATCTCCCGGTGGATGCGTAACTCCTCCCGGATGCGGTCGAGCTCGATCGCCATGGTTTCGGTTGCCCTAGTCCGGCGCTCCTCAACATCGATGGCTCGATGCATGGCCGCTGTATGCGCCTCTACGGCTGCTGTTGCTTTGTTGAGAGCAGTAGGATCGACGATGACCGCGGCTACCTGTGCCGACGCAGGCGACGACGATGGTGAGGTTTTCTGCCCCTGCCATAGCCCCAAGTACCGGACGGCGAAAATGACTGCCAGAACGGCTCCAAACGTGATCAGCGCAGGAGCCGGGAGATTAGCGAGTTGATCCATTCCTGATTTCCCCCTCGTCGTGTGCCGCACGGTGAATATTGACCAGCTCGCCAAGCGCAAAAAGCGGATAGATGGCGAGCCATGTCGAGACGACATCAGAGGAAGCGAATCCATATGAGATGCCTGCCCAGATAACACAGCCAACCCCGGCTGATATCTGTCTGATTTGCGGTGTGACCTTTTTTCTTGCTCCGTTGACGATGAGACCCACCAGGCGGAGGATACCTACCCAAAACATGATCCATCCGAGAAGGTCCTCAGATCGGAACAAGTCACGGAACGATGCCCATGCCGGTTGATTGAACGTTTCGGTTGGCAGGAGCAGGATCGAGCCGAACAGGATCAAATGCCCGGCCATGAACCACTCCATCATGCGCGGGCCAAAGCGATGCTGGATCCTTATCCAGATGCCTGGCCCGAGATAACCGTCAGTCATCTGGTGTTTCCTTGATGATTTAATTTGGGGTCGATTGCGGTATTCTCCCCTCCATGATCTGCCGCCGCTGTAGAGACACAACATGGTATGTGAGGAGCATCCCGATCGGCCTTGGGCCGGGACGCATGGGTGCGGCTGCGGAGCGGCGGGGATGCCCTGACCTCGCAATCGTTGTTAAGGCGATGCACTGTCCAGATTGATCTGTCTCTCCACCGTATTTGTTGATGAAGTCCCAGGGCACGCCGATGGTAGCGACCTACACCTTAGTACTTAGTTGCGCGAGGGGGCGAAGAACGTAATGATAACCGCGGATAGGAGAGACTCGTTATGGCAACACTTACAAAAAGCTTCCCCGGGGGCATTTATCCCTACCAGTATACTCCCGCGATCGCGGGTATCGATTACATGCCAACGATGGGCGAGCTAATCAATTTTGATGAAGCCACGCTGGTAAGTCGAAGCGCGACCTTGATGGTCTACAAATTTAGCAATGGGATTGAGTTCCGCGTCATCGGGAGCAGTTTCACCTTCGACGCACAAGGCAATGCTACCGGAGGCACGGTAACGTCTGTACAGACCCGAACAAGTGGCGGTGCCGTCATAGATAACCTGACCGGTCTGTCTTTGAGCCTTCCAGACTTCCAGGCGGCCGCCGAATCGTTCAACGGCTGGAATTTCCAACAATGGCTGATGAAGACAAACGACACGGTGAACGGAAGTTCCGGTAGCGACGATGTCTATGGATTCGCCGGGAACGACACGCTGAACGGAGGCGCAGGCGATGACTTCCTCGTTGGCGGCGAGGGTCGGGACACCTACGACGGTGGCAGCGGCATTGACCAACTAAGTTTCGACGACGCCTATTCGAGCCCAAACGCGCTCCGTGGCGTAATCGTGAATGCTGCTAATGGGACGGCGACTGATCAGTTCGGCAACGCCGAGACCTTCACGAGCATTGAGAGTTTTCGCGGCACCCAATTTGCGGACACTTTCACGGGGTCTTCCCTAAATGAGGATTTCATGGGTCTTGGCGGAGCCGACCGGATCAATGGCGGAGGTGGCTTCGATGTCGTTCGTTATCACCGCGATGTTCGAAGGGGTGGCGATAGCGGGGTAAACGTCGACCTTCAAAGCGGCGTTGCGCGAGACGGCTTTGGAAAGACTGATACGCTAACTTCGATCGAAGGCGTCCGGGCAACCGATTTTGCTGACATATTGAACGGTAGCACTGCCCGCAACATCCTACGAGGTGAGGGTGGAAACGACCTAATCAATGGCAGAGCCGGGAATGATGACTTGATAGGCGGAGGGGGGCTCGACTCCTTTTACTTCAGTACAGCTCTAAATGCCTCAACCAACGTCGACAACATTCTCGATTACTCCGTGGCTGAAGATACGATTAGGTTGGACAACGCCGCCTTTACGGCATTAGTGGGAACTGGCGTCATGACCGCCGCTCAGTTCCATTTTAGTACCGCCGGTACTGCGCATGATGCCGATGACCGCATCATTTACGACACCGACGGGGGTGGCCTCTATTATGACAGCGACGGCACTGGCAGCGCAGCACGTGTGCTCTTTGCAAGGGTAGATCCCGGTTTATCCCTGACATCGGCCGACTTCTTTATCTACTGACGAGCAACTCGTCGCCGCGCCGCGTAGCTCGATAAAGAGGTAGTCACACAGTCTCCCAGCTTGATGAGCATCGGCATCAGCGGGCTCTGCAATTGTATTGCTGGACCCGTCCACGGTGGCGCGCAATCGAGACGGCTGTCTCGCGGTCATTTGCCACGAGATAGCTGTTCGTCGCCGGCTTCGGGTCGATCGGCACCAGCACGTCGCAGGGCTTAGTCAGCGCTGTTGTCTGGCAGCTCGCACCCGCCAAGCAGAGCGCAAAGGCCGGGATCGTCAGCAGTAAGTGCTTCCGCATCGATCTTCTTCCCATCTTCGAGGATTGTGATCCGGTCGTCTTTGAGATCGGCAAGGACGCTTTCCTTGCCGTCAGAGCGCCCACTGAGATAACCGGCAGCGAAGGCCAACGTGGCGCCCGCGAGGGCGCCAAGGCCGATCTTGAGCCATGATGTGAGGCCGAACATCAGTTCTTGACCTTCTGGTAGATTCCCCAGATCGTCAGCCCCAGGATCACTGCCGCAATCGTGATGCGGATCCAGTCCCCACTGGAAAGCTCGTACTGCTGACCCGAGACAGCATCGAGGACATCCGGTATAACCGGAGCGGCCGTCGTGGCCGTCGCAGCCGCACCACCGCCGCCGATCGCTGCGACTTCCTTGTTCGGAACCCGCTTTTCAGCATCGACGAAGTTGGACGAGACAAACTCGCCCTTTGCCCAAAGACCAGCTTCCGCGGCGCGACGGTTGACCAGGCCCTTGACCTTCTTGCCGCCGGCATTGACCCACTTCATCAACTCGACCGGCACGGAATTGTAGTCGCCCTTGTTCAGCTTCTTGAGGAGCGTGGACTTGTGGAGCGCGCCAGTGTTGAAATCGAAGGAGACGAGCGTCGCGAACTGGTTGTCGGATAGCGGCACCTTCACGAGGCGGGAAACCCGATCCTCGAACTTCCGAAGATCGGACTGAAGGATCTGCTCCGCCTGGGTCTCCGAAATGGTCATTCCGTCACGTACCTCCGGAGCGCCGGCTGCAGAGGTGTGGCCGTAGCCGATCGTCAGGATGTTGGCGACATCACGATAGGCGCGGGTCCGTAGGCCTTCGAACTTTTTGATGTGCGAAAGCCCCTCCGCGTTGATGCGTCGGTTCATGGTGTTTTCCTTTTGTGGTGGCGGTTGGGATTGATTTTCGCTACGCGAGGCCGCAGCATCCGTCCCTGAAGAGGAAACGAAATGGACGACCAGACCAGGCAGGCGATTGATTTATTGGCAGAACGGATTGCGGAGCTGCAGGCTCAAAACATCGCGCTTCAATACCTGATGAAGCAGCAAATATTCGTCTCGGCGGCTTCCCAAGAGAACCCGAAAGCATTTTTCCAAAAGATGTTCGAATCGGTCAGTCGACAGGTTGACCAAGGAGAGCCCGCCTTTACGGACCCTATGATCGTCGGACAGATACGTGCGACTGTCGAGCAGGTCTATACAGCCGCCGGCGCAATGATCAAGCGTCTGTAGAAGCACCAAAAAATCTTGGCCGTCGCTTAAAGGACTCCCCCGAATGACCGAAGAACGTGCAAGTGTCGAAATTGGCGATGTAACTTTGATGTTCCGGAAAGGTGACGCCGGAGGCACACACTATTACCAAAGAGGCCATTCCGAGGAATATTACAGCCCGTTCTACGCGGTCTTGCGAGAGACGGTCGACCCAAAGGTCTGCATCGATGTTGGGGCAAATTACGGATACACAGGCATGCTGATGCGGCGGGCCTTTCCATCGAGCAAGCTTACGCTGATTGAGCCAATCCCATGGTTGGCGGATTTCATTGCAGACAATTTCGTAGCCAATGGCCTTAGGTACGACAGATTTTATTCCGCCATTGTTTCGGACGGCGAGGCTCAAAAGACTAAATTCGGCGTCAACGAAAAAGCCTCCCAGGATAGCCGCGTGATAGCCCAGCCCGGCTGGTCGATCGTAGAAACGGATGTTGTCACACTCGATATGCTGACAAAGGACGTCGACGCTGACAGCGGCGTTTACATCAAAATTGACACCCAAGGATGGGAGGAACGAGTGTTCGCCGGTGGTCGGAGGTTCCTTTCCTCGCACAAGAAGTGGTTCATCAAGACCGAATTCGCGCCCCAGTGGATGGACAGCCAAGGCACCGACCCGGTCACGTTCCTCCGCGACCTGACAGCAAACTACGCGGTGCATGAAAGCCCTGGTCGGCAGCGCTGGAACTGTTCCTCATTAGCCGAATTGATCGGACCTCCTCTCAAGGCGGGAAGTGAAGAGGATTTCGTCTCGTATGTCCGAAAGCTCGTATTGAATGGCAAGGGGTGGGTAGATCTTTACGTCCTGCCGAACCCAGAAAAGCGCGGATACCAAGCTAACAGCTCAGGCTTTTGGCGCAATCTTTGGAGACGTTGAAACCTCCCTTCCTAAACATTCGAGGGGCTAGCTACCCGCGTTAGAGAACCCGATCGGGCTACTCGACTCGAGTTCCGACCTATGTTTGTATGCGCCGATAGTAACGGCATGTCGAAAAGAGAGCCTTATGCAAGAGTCGATCAGCGACAAGGAAAAGAACCTCGAGTTCAATCGGAACCGTTGGGGTAAAGCAGAAAACTGGACCGGCAAAGACCAATTTGGTTATCGCTGGGGCGGCGGGGCTCAGCAGACTATCGGCCACATCGCTGATATAGCAGACGACCTTCTCCGCCCACATTTGGGCGGGCGCCGCGACCTCGCAATCCTCGAACTTTCCCCTGGCGGCGGGCGGTTTACGGCAGAGCTTATTCGGTACGCGTCCACAATGGATCTACTCGACATGAACCAAGCGTGCCTGGACGTTTGTCGCGAGCGATTTAAATACTATCCTGTTCCTATGCGGTTCTTCTTGAACGACGGTCAGAGCGTCGAAATGCTCGATCGCGACGATTACGAACTGATCGCGTGCTTCGACAGCGCCGTCCATATGCATCCTGAGATCATCAGAGGGTACGTTCTTCAATTTTCCAAGAGATTGAGGCCCGGCGGCATCCTGTGGATCGATCACAGTGGGAGCGGCCCAGCGGACTCTGGACATCGCACAGACATGACGCCCGAAAAGATGGCTGGGTTTGCGGCCGAGGCTGGCCTTACCGTTGTAGCCCAACCTTTCCGCAACCGTCACGACTGCATTTCAATCATGTCTCAGCCGCTCTAACCCCTACGCGAGATACTGATGCGTTAGCATCCAAGCGATAGTCGAAATCTTCGTCATCACATAGCGCCCGGGCTCTGAAACGCTCTTCATGCCTTGTATGCCGTTGATTTCGTCTGTCGGGTCCGGCGGGACAAACACAACATCGTTCAGTTCAGACGGTTTAAGAACCTCCAATTCATACCCGACGGGGAAAACGAACTTGGCAAGATCCATCCTGACGAGGAGACCGCCAGACTTAGTATCTAGAACGGCTGTCGATATCGCATCGCTGGGCGTGTAGCTTGACGATGTGTGGGTTAACCTCTTCTGAATGCCAGACAGGCAAACCAAGCCTCCAGCGCCCCCCTGCAAGCTCAATGTCCTCTTTGCATTGCCATCATGCCCCTGGATTATGGCCTCGCCCCCTGCGGCACCCAGCATTACCGACGCCTCCCCTTGTCGCCCAAATGACGCTGTCCCGGCCTGGGAGAGATTCTTTCCGTTGATCACTCTTCCATAGAACTGCATCGGTCGGGCCGGACTGTTGATCTCCGCAGAAGCCTCCGCGGCCTTTGGGCCGGCGAGATGCAGCAATTCGGCAGAGGTCATTTGTGCCGATGTCTGAAGGAAGACCTTCGCCCGGGTAACATTTGGGCCAATTATCGGAAGGTCTTTCACTCCGTTTCGCGACCACCGTTCCTCAAATTGGACCGTCTCGAAGCCATCAATTCGCGCTATGCCGAGTCCGTCGCGGTTTCGGTCGCCCCTGTTGTTTATTGCTGTCGCGCGAACGCGGCACTGTGCGAGGGGTGACGCGGAGCCGTTGAGGTCGAGATAGTATTCCGACGGGTTGCCGATGCAATTCCCTTCGAGGAACGCCCCATCGATATCAACCGTGCGCGCCGATCGAACTTTGATCCCACCTTTCTTGCCAAACTGAAAAGTTGCGTCGCCTCTGACAAAAAGCTCGAGGGTATCTGAGCCGACAGCGTGGATCCCATTTTCCTCGAAAACGTCGAAGCGCCCACCGATGACGTGAATTGCTCCATTATTTTTCCCGAGGTAGATGTGGTTGTCAGTTAGGCTCATCACAGCAGCACCTTCGCCGGTCCCGCCTTGTCCTCCACAGTTGGCTAGTTGAAATGTCCAACTCCAATCAATGTCAAAACCGGTTTTGCAGCCCTGATGCAAGACGCGCTCAAGCCCACTGTTGCGGATAAGATTCCGAAGCCTGAATGCCGAGGTCCGGTTGGACGGATCGCGGGATATAACAGTAAAGTCTCGGAACCACATGCCGTTGTGATATCGCCGGGTGGTACCGTCGCTTTCAAATTCCTGGACATCGAAGGCATAGAAGTCGCCGTGGCACTCGAAACGGGTGTGAGCTGGCCCGCGGCCCGCGATTGTTATCCCGAAAGGTATAGGGTTCACAGGCTGTTCCAAATGGATAGACCCGCTGCCGAGATCGATTGTGAACTTCGCCAATTGCAGGCCATTGTTTGCGGCCTGGCCCACAACATCTTCCGCAGCACCGAACATTGAGTTTAAGGCCGCCGATTGATCTCTCGCTACCCCCTTCTGCACCCCAAAATCTTCGGCAGTAAGCGCATCTCCTAGCTTGCTCGACAGAAAGCGCAGATAAGTTCCGCCGTCAGCCGTCACCTGCTCGGAAGACATCATTACGGGCTGCGAAGCGGCTGGAACAGCCGCCGCCGAGGCGCCGAATGCTTGAAGAAGCGCCCTTCTTTTAAATGAACTCATCCCCAGTTCCCTTGTGATCCGAGCGGACCTTAGAGAAAAAGTCAGCCCTGAGGGAGCCCTCTCGGGTGCATCAAATCGAAGAATTGAGATGCCCATACATCATTTGAGTTGCATCGCCACCGTCACATGCCCTATCCGTAACCCGCCTTTCTATGGTGAACGTGGGGTGATCAATGGATAATCCGGAAGTCTCGGTTGTCGTGCCGTCTTATAACTCCGGCCATTTCTTGGAGTGGACGCTAGCCTCTATTGCTGCTCAGACCTTCAAGAATTTCGAATGCATTGTGGTTGATGACTGCTCGACCGATGATTCCATCACCCAAGCCAAAAAACACTTCTCAGACCCTCGGTTCCGGCTGATCCGCCACAAGATGAATGTCGGCCTCTCTGGCGCTCGAAACACCGGACTCCGCGCTGCCAGAGGAGAGTTTGTCGCCTTTCTCGATGCTGACGATCTAATGATGAAGAACAGCCTTGAAGTTCGCCTGGCCACCTGCCGATGGGGTCAACGGACAGGTGACAGGTTCATCGGCTCCTACTGCGGAAGCGTCTCGATCGAGGAGACGCTTAAAGTTGCCCCGGAAAGCAAGGCTCAGTCTCTCGATTACGTCACCTTCGTCGGCTCCAGCGGACACTGCCCGTTTAACGCAAACCAGCCCATGATCCGCCGCGATATCCTTCGCATGGCAGGAGGCTTCAATCATGGCTTGAAGCAGGCCGAAGACTTTGACCTATGGCTTCGAATCCTGCGCGCCGGTTATATTTTTGCGCCCACTCGGTTCTCGTCCGTGACCTACAGGAGACGGGCCGGTAGCATGGTAAGACAGCAGCCCCTTGCCCACCTTGATCTCTCCCTAGCTATCATCAACAGCGCTGAAAAGCCGTTGGCGGAAGATCAACTAGACTGGTCCACCAGATACAGGATGGCTAAGCCGCTAAGCGCCTACACGTCGCAGCAGCGCAAAATTAACCGGACGATGGAGTTCGTCGGCATGAACCTCGCCAGCGATCACCCGGAAACGGATGAGACGCTTGTAAGTCTGGTCCGCCGCGAAATCCCAGATATTCACCTTCTCACCCATTCGGAAACCCACCTGGAGGGCATACTCCACCGTGGTATCCAACGCCAAAGATCAACGAGCGGACCTATCAACCCTGACGACCGTGACATGGCGGCTCGCCTTGTTGCCAAGATAACCGACGCCAAGGGGAGCCAGTTAGAAAGCAACATTGTTGGTACCGGGACCGTCTATGGCGATCCTTCTAAGGATCGTCCGTGGTTTTCCGGTATGCAGGCCCATCAGATCGCATTCATCCCCCATTCTGCCTATCACGTCTGGACTATCTCCCTTATCGGAAATGCTCTGAAAGAAATGGGCATCGATTTTATTACAGTCGATATCTCTGCAGAATGGCGCGATGGAAAGGTGCGCGCCGCTGCCGCCGAACATGGCGTAGAGCTGATTACCTTGAGCGAGTTCGTTCTCGGCCGCTACAAGCCCCGCGCTATTGTCACATTCAACGATTGGGATCCGGTCACTCGGCCTATCATCATAGCGGCAAAGGCTTCAGGTATCCGCACAATCGCGATTGTCGAGGGAATCCAGGACTACGACGACGCCGACGTTCACTGGAAGCGCTATGCCTACAAGACGAGCGACATCGTCCTGCTGCCCGGAGACTTCGACAAGAAGTACTTCGAGGACCACACGGCAATCATCGCCTCTGTCGGCGTTCCCCGGATGGAATCTCTCCGGCTTAAGCCGAAACGCGAATGGTCAAAGGACGTAACGCCTCGCGTCCTCATCAACTGCAATTTTTCCTATGGCGTTCTGGTCGAGCATCGCGACCGTTGGCTGACGGAAGCCGTTGAGGCTGTCCTTGAACTTGGCATGACGCCTATCATATCTCGACACCCGGGCGACACCGGAAACCTCTTCCCTGAATATGTCACGTCCGAAAACTTCTACGACGCAATGGAGCGTTGCGACGTTTCGGTCCAGCGATTTGCCTCCGGCGTTCTGGAATGCCTTGCTCGCGATATTGGCGTTATCTACTTCAACCCCCACGGGGAGAAAGTCGACAAGTTCCAAGCCGATCCAATGAGCGCTTATACCCTGGCGCTCGACAAACCGGCCCTGAAGGAACAGCTTGCCGATTGGTGGAGATTGCACGAGATGGCTGCCGACCGAGGACCTGCTTTCCTCGATCACCATTCCGGTCCCCTTGGCGAAGGCGCCATAGTTCGTTGTGCCCGTGCCCTCAACGATCATCTTGGAGACGAGCCGGACCCCGCAATCCTTTCGGCATTCCGGGCTAATCTTCAAGTTCTCGACGAGCATACCGCGTCGTTCACCCAAGTCCGGATAGACAACGAGCCACTTTTCCCCGATCCCTTTACGGCAGAGGAAAAATTGCTTTCAATGGGTGGTAGATCCTACCACGCAATGGAGCGCATCATGCAAGCCGTAAACAACCACGCCAATGAAACCGCTCCCGACTTCATCAGAAGGATTGCCAGGGACAAGAAGAAGGATGTCATATTCTTGACTTCCCTCGCCTCGCACCTCCTGACTGACGGGAAGAACGCTCTATCTCTCGTGGAAACCGAACCGTCAGTCAAAGAGGCTATCGACCGGGCTTCCGCAAACATTTCGCCCGACAACGCGCTGCTTTCGCACTTCCATAGCGTGATGGAACTGGCGAAGCGAAAGCACGGGTGATTATACCTCCGCTACTAGGTCCAAGGTTGCGGAGGCGTTTGTTGACCGGAGAAGCGTTGCATTGCCGGCAGTCAGGCCCGCGGCTACTGTCCCAACAAGACGACCGCTTTGATCGTTTGCCTGTGAGAGCGAGAGAGCGCTCAAAGCGATGTCCGCCCCTGTTGACCCAAGTGCCGAGAAATGCGCGGCGCTGGATACCGACAATGTGGGGGTCTTCCTCATCCGAGGAAAGCGGATACTGTAAACGGGCGCCGTCGCGCTGATGGCCTGACCTGCAAAACCTGTATGAAGGTCAATGCCGGAGACAAGACGGTTGAAGTAGGCGGAGCAGGCCGCAAACTCTTCCGACTTTGGTTTCTGCCGGTACAACGACGGCCCCCAAGCAGCCATCTCGATCTTAACGGCAGCAAGCTTGAGAGTGAATGTCCCCGACCCCTGATAGCGAAAGCGAATGCCCAGGTAGCTATCCGTCCCGATAGTCTTCCCCGAGATGGATGGTAGATCGATCGCAACCGAATGGCGTCGGAAGGTTGTCGATACACTCGGGTCGCTAAGGCCAACAGTGGTAACGGCAGTGCTGCCGCCTGAGCCGAAATTCTGGGTGGCATCAACCCGGATGCTTTTGAGCGCATCTACTGCGCCCCAGAACGAAACGATAATCCGCCGACCCGCATACTTGCGGACGTCTGCAGCTCGCCATGTCATGCCAGCATTGGCCGCGCCGACGGTCATCGTCATATTGAGGCAATATTCGGGGCTGGGAGCGTCAAATCCCTCCAGAGACCCAACCGTGATAGCCTCCTGGCTGACAGTACCAGTCCCTCCCTGAAAGCCTGCATACCATCGATCCGCCGTGTATCCATCTGCGGAGAACGGGCCAGCCCCACGCTGCCACACCGAGAAATCACCATTGATCATCTCGTTCTGGCGTTCGACAAAAGGTTCGGTTGGCCGACGCGATGAAAACGTGATGTCGTATTGGCAATTCTCCACCCGGTACTTGTCAGTGTTGGAATTGACCTCAAACAACCCCTTCAGATTTTCGAGCAGTATCCACTGATCGGGAAGGTTTGAACCGGCGTCGGTCGTTGCTACGTTGCTGTTGTTCCGGCCTTCGATCTTGATTGTCTGCTTGGCAAGCGAGCCGCCGTTGCCAGGATGGAAGAACCCATCCTTGACCACGAGCCCACCGTCGGAATCGGACTGGACAAGAAGAGGGCCAGCCGAATTTCCTTCGATGTATTCCGGTATGATAACTGTTGGGCCGCCATCCGCACCGCCGACGACAATGCTCTCACCATAGTATGCTCTGCCGAGGTTGCTCTCCGAGGATATATTGACCCGGCTCCCGCGCCCTATCCGTATAAGAGCGCCGCAGCCATATAGATCATACGGCAACGTCTGCCTTCCGGAGACGGCCGGTTGAGACGTCGTGCTGTTCTCGACGAAGGCTCCGCCTTGCCCGTTGTTTGCGACGTGGAAAGTCGAATTGTAAGCAAAGTTGGGGCTCTCGCCGCCGCCCCAACCGAAGATATCATAGCCAATGATCGCGCCCATATTCTGGCATTCGTAAGCAGCGAATACCCCGAAAAACGCGGCGAAGCAGCCTAGGTGGGTATGACCACTATACGCGGCACCCTCAACAGTTATCCCATCAATATTCGACTGGTTGCCAGCCCGATAGATATAGCAGCCAAAGTCCGCGCCGTTGGCATCGATGTGGAAGTTTTTTGCGACGACATTAACCAGATCATCCGTTTCAGGGCCTGCGAAGTCACTGCCGGCAACCCCTACAGCAGTCTGGGAAATACGAACGGCACAAGTATTATCTCCGGTTGCGCCGATATACTTGATAACGGACGCACCTTCAGGATCGGTCGCGTAGTCATAGCCCGTGCGGCGCTTCCAATACCCGCCAGCCCCCTCGAGGTGATATCCATCTGCAAACGGGAGCTCGGCGCTAATCGCATATGTCGTCGCAGGCCACATTTTGGTCGGTCCATGCAGCATCGCGTTCGAGATTGCCGCCAGCATGTCCGTCGTGCCAGGTGTGACGTTATCCGCCCAAAAGTCCGGCGCATGCGGCGTCACCGCCGGCAGCCAGGCGCGCGTCCCACCGTTCGTCGTCAAGGCAGGATTAAGTGTGACGCCGGGCACGCTACGGTAGTTTAACAGCATACCGTTTTGCGCTTTAACCCAAAGGGTTTCCACAATCTCCGGAACAGTAGCGGCGATAGCCGCGCTGCGAGACGGATAATAGGCAGCCGCCTGCACCAGTGCCTCGGCGGCAGCTAGCGCTGCTTCTGCCGCTGCCAGGATGGCTGTGCTTGCCTGGTCGCTCAGCAATCTGAACGTGGTTCCGGAGACCATACCAAGCACAATCATGCCAGATACCAGCCCGCCAGCCACGACGTCATTCCCGCCGTTTGCCTTGATGGTAAGCGCGGACCCGCCATTGAAGGAAACCGTAACCGGCGACGCCGTATTCGTGTCGGCGATGTTCATCCAGATCAGCGAGGACGCCGATACTGGAATCGCGGTGGTCGCTTGGATCGCGTTGGGGGTTCCCGCGCCGGCGTCTGTTGCTACAATAAAGGAGAACGGCAGGTCGCCGCGCCTTGCCCATGATCCAGATCCAGAGGCGCCGACCTTGCCGTAGATTCCATTATATGCAGCCGTCGAGTCTCCAAGTACCCATGCCATGGAGTTCGCGGCATGAGCTAGGTCGGCGAATAGTGCAGCCCTGGTGGAGTAGATCAAGCTGCCGCCAGCGACAAACAAGTCGACAAGCCTCTCAACCTCGGTTCCCCAAACCTGCACATCTTGATTATTGACAGATCGCGGGGTTCCGTTCTCGTCGACAGGCGCAAAGATGAGCTGAGCCAGCTTCGTGAAAATGCTCATTCAGGTCTTTCCTCAATGATATTGGGGTGGGCGGCCTATGGCGCCGTGTACGAGAAGATAAGAGGAGTTCCGGCCGTGCCGTTGCTCGTAAGAGTTTGGATCTGCCACTCAGTCACGGACCCACTGGAGCCATCCGCCAGGCTTTCGAAGGCGACCGGCGCGAATGGCTGGGTCTGGAATGTCGCCACCGTCGACCACGCGCCGAGATTGACCCGCCGCTGCAACCGGATAGCGGCGCAGCGCCCTTCCGGAGCGCTTACGGTAACGGCCAATTTTGTTGGAGGTGGATCTGTGACGACGCCGCCCGATACCAAGTTTGGCGCTCCGCACGGCGCATTGTCGACGCCAACCACAAGACTGGCAGGATCAGAAAAATAAGAGCCGTCATCGCCATTGAATACGCGCACCCGCGCATCAATAGTCTGCCCTAGGAAGTCGCCGTTGATACCGGCAACCGTACCGCCAAACTCGGCCATGCTTTGCCATGCGCCCGGTAGTCCGCCGGAATAGGTGCGGTAGTTTGCTTCGACGGTAGTGTATGGCTGCGCCGGAAGATTGTAGCCGATCCTCATTTCCTTGCCACCGCCAGGATAAGTGATCTGAATGGCGGCACCCGGAGGGTTCGGCGTGATCATGTCCGTCTCGTAACCGAGCTCGGGGATGACATCAGGCGCCGGCGCTTCGTCTGTCGCGGGGTTCCATGCCGCGAGCGTCGGCCAGACGGTGAAGGGAATTTCGACGGACCCGTTTTCATCGTCGATCCGCGGCGGGTCCATCCGAACCTTAATCAGGTCGCCAAGGTCTGGCTCTTCGACCTCGGCATAGAGCAGGCCCCAGGCGGCGAGACCAACCATCTTGGTGACCATTCTGCCTCTGTCCGCCCTTGCGATAGCAAACTTGCGGCGTGCGATCCTCTGCGCTTGAGAAGCAGAGGGGCAGAACGGCAATTCGAGATCGAAAAACTTATCTCCGTATCTGTCCACTTCGTCGTCAATCTTTGCCCAAGCGACGATACCCTCAAGCGTCAGGTCTGACAGCTCGTAGTTCCTCTCCGGAGAGTAATATTTGACCCGGCAGATATTTGGCCGCTCGACAGCCTCCGGCCCTGATTGCCACGAGTAGTCATAGATATCGCGAGGATCAAACTCGATCTCCGGCGCGATCACGTCGTCGATAAACTCGAAATAGATCAGCCCATCCTCATCCAGCCGTATTTCAAGCCCAGCGGAGTCGAGAAACTGCTGCATGGTCTCGCCACGCTCGCTCTCCCATGCCCACATACCCCACAGACGAGAACGCTTCTCCGTGCCGGTCCTGGTGGCGACAAGAACGTCCGCGGCGTTGGCGGTCGTGGCAATCTTCGTCCAGTTGAACCGCTCGAAGGTAAAGGCCGGATCGCGCCGAAGAACATGAGCGCAGATGATCGCGCTATTGTCCGACCAGGCGGTCAATCCGGTACGAGGGTCATAGATCAGCGATCCCCGAATGATCGATTCCGAGTTCGGTGCCCCGTTCTGGTAGAGGCTGAGGTACTTCTCCTCCGTCAGTCCCGGATTATAGAAAAGCAACTGCGATTGCGCGATGCCCCGAACCCGATGGTCGCTTGTCCAGAGTGTCGGGAACAGCGACATAAGCCCAGCCCATGCGGTCTCCGCGCCTGTCCCAAGCTTGTTCTGCCAGTTCGCCCAGGATCCACCGGGACGCGCCCATGGGGGAGAGCTGACATCTCCATTCGATTCGACGATGACCTCTCGCCCACCGAGATAGAACGTCTCGAAGGCGTCTACTGGACCTTGCAGCCGGCAGACGAGACGGGCGCGGGTACTGCCGTCCGTATTACCGAATGCCTGAAGGCCTCCGACGCGGACGCGGCCGACGCCTTCGATAACCGAACTCTCGCCGCTCTCGAACGTATTCTTTGCATCAGATGGCTTGATCGCCCCGCCGCGACGCTGGCCTCCGAGCAGGAGAGAGCCTGCCACCAATGCGCCGCCGACAATCACGTTTGCCGCAATCGTCGCGAGCGTGCCCGCCGCCGTCGCCGCAATCGCCGTGCTGGACAGCAAAAAGCCGTGGATGGCCGTCGCTATGAGCGAAACAGGGTCGGCATGGGCATGCGACACCATGGCGGCCCATGTGGCGCCACTGGCGAGCAAAAGCTTTGTCAGCTTCATTGAATTGACCAGACCTTTACGATCGTGTTCTGGCGCGGCCGAAGGATGCGATATCCTTTTGGCTCTGCTCGCCATGCGAAGTACCCGCCATCAAGGAAGATGCCGCCAGCCTCGCCATGGGCGTGACTGAGGATGACGCCGACATCGCCAATGCCGGCAACAGCAGTTTCATAGATCCCGCATTCCGACAGCGCCTCATCCCAGAGAGCGACGAGTGAACCCGCCTTGCGCATCAACGCATGCGCTTCCTCACGGCTGAACCAGGCCGGAAGCGGGACGCTAACGCCGCGCACCCTCTCCACCCATTTCGCTGGCCAGGTGCTACAGTCGTTTTCCCCCCAGATCATGGGAGCGTCTTCCGCCTCGGCAAGGTAAGCCTTCAGCATCTCGTAAACCTCGGTCATGCCTTGATGACCTCCTGCACTTTCACGCCAACGAACATCAGTCCCTTGTCGCCAGGATAGCGCCGGCGTTGATCGGCATCTGTCCACTTTCCGCCAAACGGGAAATTCTGGCTTTGCCACAGGCTCTCGACCGTGAAGGAGACCGTTCGAAGGCCGATCCCCACGCTCTGGCGTTTGGGTGCGGAGAGATAACCAGGGAACATTTTTTTCAGTCCGCCAGACCAAACCTCCTGCGTCTCCTGATCGAATGCGCACCAGTAAAGGTCCGCAATTGCCCCCTCCGTTTCGCGCGCTTGATCCTTGACGGATCGAAGGAACTCGACATTCACTCCAGAGAGGACGATATCGACTTTAGCGGCTTGACCAAATCGCGGGTCTTCAACGGCGGAAATGGAGACGAGCTGTCGGCCACCAGGGTCCGAAACACCCCGCCATTCCTCGCCGCCTACCGTCTGGCGCCCAACACCGCTATGCAGCCGCCATGTCCCGGAAGGCAGCCCCAATTCCGCAAACCACGCGCGAGCGATATGGGGCCGGCGCAGGAACGCACGATCCTCTTCAGAAAACAGAGGCATCAGCCGTTAGCCCCTTCCCATGCGGCGATCTCGCGGCGGTGCAACGCGACCAATTCGGAGACGCTCAACTGGATTTCAACCTTTTCATCCTGCGGGATAGCGTCGTCATGTCGCTCCGGCTCCGGAAACAGCGCCGCACTCAATTCGTTGGCGTGAAGCCTCGCCAGATCGCGACGCCTCATGGCAATCACCTGTTCGACCGTTCTCTCGCTCATGATCAATCCGCGAAATAATCCCTCACGTCGTAGTCGAAGACTTCCGACATGATGAGAGTGGTTTCCTGCCCGACATCGAGACCTCGCGAGAGATCGGCGGAGGCTTCGCTGTCGAGGGTCATGACCAGAACCGGCAACAGGGTGGCGAAATCTTCAGCACTTATTGCCTTTCGGAGCGGTGGCCATATCCGATACTGCCCGCCGCCAAGCTCTTCGGTGATCATGTATTTCCCGAAGTGAAGCGGAAAAAAGCCGATCTCATCGCCCATTCCAAGGGACAAGCCCCAGTATGTCGACGACAGCGAAATAACCGTCGCATCCATGGCTGCCGAAGCCGTGACTGGAACATTCGGTGGAGAAACGCCCCAGTTCTCGCCATTGGACCATGGCATGCCATTCGACCACGGCATGCCGTTCTGTTCCTGGCTGCTGGTGAAATTGGCACCAGCCTCCTGCAAGGTGAGCCCATCCGGGACAGGCCACGCAACGCGGACAGCATTGGCACCGCCATGCAAGGCGGTGACCAAACCCTCGATCCGGCGATAGAGGCGTCCTTTGGCGGCAGGAAGAACGAACTCATACTTCCAGTAGCCAAAGGCAGACGAAACGGCTTGGTAGCGACCGCCTGTGCTTTCCTGCCGGCCTGTCGCGCCTTTCGCCCTTGGACCGGACAGAGGCCTCCTTGACCGGATGCCAAGACCGTTCGGCCAGTTGAGAAGACGCCCCATTATCCCCTCGTTTTTCGAGTGTTGGAAACCTTCATCCGAGCGTCGACCATCTTCCCGAAGTTTTGGTATTGCTCGTTCACCCGCCGCTCCAAACGGGCCAGTCCCGCCGCATCGGAATTGGGGGCATTGATGACCGGCGCGTAGATCATATTCCCGCCCATCCGCTGACCGGGCTTGGTGACGCTGACGGTCTCGTTCGGAGATGCCTTGAAAGCGACAAGCTGGCTGTCGACGCCACCGGCACCACCCACCTGGAACGAACCGCCATTGGCAAAGCCGAAAAGTCCACTGAGGAGGCCGGTGAAGAGACCGCCGATCCCGCCACCTCCACCGCCAATCTTCGAAAACGCCATGCTGGCAATCTGCTGAAGAACGGTCTTGAGAACATCCGACCATTTCTGCGTTCCCGAGATAGCCCCCCCGATTGCAGAACCGATACTTTGGAAGGAGCCGCTGATATCGTCAGCGACGGCCACGACGCCGCTCTTCACGTCGACGCTGGTCATGCCGTTGTTAAGGCCGGTCATGATGTTGACGCCGATTTCGTGCATGACACGGGAAGGGGAGTGAATTCCTAGGGCGGTTCGAACGCTGGTGCTGATGCTGTCGGCAATGCCAGTAACGCCTGCCTTGACATTCTCCCATCTGGCTTGAATGCCTTGCCATAGGCCTTCGATAATCTGCCCGCCGATTTCCACCATCCGCGCAGGCAGTTCCAGGAAGGCGTTCAGCAGCTCGGCTGCAGCGGCGCGGGCATTGGCCCCGAATTGACGAAGCCGCGTGTCCAGATCGGTGAAAAACTGGACTATGGCCTGTATCTGCTCGCCGAATTGGGTCGCTTCGTTGCGGAAGCGCACGAATTCGTTGATCACGAACTGCAGGCCACTCGCGGTTTGGCCAGCCCACTGGGCAATCGCCGGTGCGTTCTGCACGAGCCAGTCCGTGAATTGCCGCAGATAGGGGAGAAGCTCCTGCGCGACCTTCGCCGCTAGGTTTCCAAACGCCCCCTGCAATCTCGAAATGTTGTCGTTGAACGCTTCAGCATTGGCGCCCATCTCAGCGGTAAAAACCTGTCCGAACTGATCGGCCTCCCCCATAAGCTGCTGGAGTGCCGCTGACCCGCCGTTGAGCAGCGGAATCATGTTTGCGCCGGACCGCCCCATCAGCTCCATTGCAAGCGCCGTCTTTTCCGCGCCGTCCGGCATTGTGGCGAAGCGGTCCGAAATCTCAGTCAGCACCTGGCTGGCGGTTTTTAACGATCCATCGGCATTGGTGGCTGAAACGCCGATGGAAGAGAACGCTTCCGCTGCTGCCTTGGAGCCGTTCTTCGCCTCGTTCATCTGCTTCGAAAGCTTGCCGACAGCCGTCTGAAGCCCCTCGAAGGATACGCCGGACAGATCCGCCGCATATTTGAGGCGCGACAACTCTTCGATCGGAATACCGATCTTTGCCGCCGCCTTCGACATGTCGTCGGCAGCATCGATGGAGCCCTTGACCGCCAAGGCCATTGCGCCGGCCGCTGCGGTTGCTCCAGCAGCAGCCGCGGCCAATCCAGTCTTGGCGAGCGCACCGAACTTGGATAGCCCGCTCTGCGCCTTTTTCAAGCCGTCAGAAAAGGCCGCGCTATCGATACCAAGATTGACGCGAAGAGCGCCGATCACGGAAGATGACATTACCAACGATCCCTATTTTCGGGAGGAAAACCACGCCGAAACGGAGGCGAAGTCACTCTCCCACGAGGAGGATTGGGGTTTCGCCTTGGGCGCCTTGCCTTTCGACAGAAGCTTTTCGAGCTTGGGTAGTTTTTCCTGACGAGCCAGCGCTTCGATATGCCAGGCGAGAACCATGTTCTCGTTGCGCTCTCGCTTTAGTTTCTCGACCGCGCCGTCCAAGATGACGGCGATTTCTTTAAGGGTGAGGCCCCAGAAGTGCGAAGGGTCCTGTCCGCTTTCTACCCATGATTTGAGCAGCTCTAGCGGGCGGAAGCCTTCGCTTTCCGAGGGTTTCCCGAGCCTGCCTTCGCCTCCGGAAATGCGAGGGAGAAGGCCTTGCCGATGGCTTCCATCGTCACGCCAATACCGGCGGCAGTCCCGATCACGCCAGCCCTATTCTCGTCGACGTCCGGATGATGGTCATGCAAGCTGACCATGATCAGCTTCCGGATATCCTTCATGCTGGTTTTCTCTTCATCTTCGAAGAGAGACGAAACCTTCGACGGCGGCATTCCGAAAACATCCTCAAGCTCACAAAGAGCATTGATGGAAAAGGAAATGGTGTAAGCCGTACCCCCGGCCTGGAGCGCCACCGAGCCGCGCTGACTATTCGTCATCGTTACCTCACGAAGCGGCGACGGCAGCCGTCTCGGTCGAATTGACCGACGTGCTGAAATCATCGTTGGAGCCGGTAACCGCCGCGCGGATGTCGTCGCCGACATCATCGGTTACGGGTACGTAGGCGAGGCCGGTGGCGCCGGTTATGTTCGCAAAGGTGCCATTGCCGGCATTGTCTTTCTGCCATTGGATGGCAAACGACTTCGCTCCAGCCCAAACCCCGGGATCGAGCGTCAATGGGGCGCCAACGACTGGCGTACCGGAGATTGCCGGCGCAACGATTGCCCTTGGCGCAGTGGGGTCCGTAAGAATCGGCTGCCCTGAGCGCTTGAACTCCACGGAGGCGGTCATCTTGTCGTCATGCGGGGCGGATGGCTCGTAGTTTTGCCGCGACCCGTACGTCATGAACTGGCAGCCATTCGGGAAGGTGATGCGGATCCACTTCCGCTTTCCTTTTGCGGCGGCAATCAGTCGATCAGAAGCCGATCCGGGAATGTAGTTCATTTCGAACGAAAGCTCTCCGGCGTCAGTGAACCCGTCGAGATACTCCCGGAACTTTCCAGGCGATTGGTAATGCGAGGCGTCGATCTGGTCCGTCGCCTCAGATCCGAGCGACAGATTGTAGACCTCGTCGACGTAGTCGAATACCGTCGGTGTAGCAGCATCGGCCATTTCGAAGGTCGTACCGTATCCGATCGATGCTTGGGTATCAGGCATCTCATTTCTCCGTGTGATGAACAGTGATATCGATGGACGTGCGGAACAGGTTGGTGACGTCCCCCGCGTCCGCGACGGGCAGGCTTCTCTCGCTCTCGATGAAAATGCCGCGGATCTTTCCGCCGCGATAACCAGACAGCAGCGCTTTGACCAAGCGAGCTGTGCCGGTCGCATCGGTGTACTTGTCGGCATAGACATCCATCTGCACGCGGCTGGAAACGTAGCCGGACGCGCCCTGCAGATGGTAGTCTGGCACACCGTCGATCACATTCATCACGATGAATGGCCGCGTCGCTTTCTGCGGCGCTCGGCCCCAATACCGCCGCCCGCTTGCAGCCGGAGCAAGTAAAGCCGTCAAAGCCTCTTCCATCACTGCCCCTTTGCGGCGAGTCGTGCAGCTTTGCGAGCGAGGCGCTGTGCTGCTTTATCGATCTCAGTCCAGGTCTCGGTCTTTATGACCTCAAGGACTTCTTTCTGTTTCCCGTCCCAGGCGGGGCGCGCGAAACTCTGGGGGGCATGGTTGATGTTTCCGAACTCCTGGTTCCAGGCAGCCGGATCTGGTCCCGGCCCGACAAATGCTTCCGCAAAAGCTTTGTCATTCCTCACCGCGCGCCGATGAAGCTTCGCCTGGCGCTGAGAGAGCTTCGTTCCAACGGCGATACTGGATTTCAGGTCATTGCCGCCGGTCTCCGGATCATCGGGAGCGAGGTTGCGCATCTCCTGCGCCAAAGGCTCACCCGCTTTCAGAAGAGTCCGGCGCAAAACCGCCTTAGCGGTCGACTTGGGAAGCTCGCCAAGGGCACGATCAAGCTCCCGCAACCCCTCGACCTTAACCTTCGTCACCAAGGTCTGCATCCCGTATGGCTGTGATCTCAAGAAACATATCGGGGGCCTCTTTGAGGCGTTTGATCTCTTTGATGCTCCAGATTCCATCTTCATGCACAAGGCGATCGGTGAACCTGATTTGATCGGCCTCGATAGAGCGACGAATAGCAAAACGCGCCATCAAGAACGCACCTACCTGCCCAGCCGCTTCCTTTTCGCCGGAGCTGGAATCCTCACGTCGCGCTCTGCATGTGTAAAGGTCGGCCCAGGTTTCCACCTGTTCGTTGAATTCATTTGGCGTGGCAGACGCTCGCTGAATAACGATCTTTGCCTTCAGGCTACCTGCTCCCAATGCCATCACGCCACCGTTGGATCACGGAGGGAATAGAGGAGGGACATCACGGGCGCCGGCAGATATCCAGGAATGAACGCGTTTTCCGGGTTGGCGTCGCGGTTCTTGTATAGATAACCAGTCATGATCATTGTAGCGACCTTGACGATGGGGGGCACCGGAGTCAGCGTCGCTGGATCAACTTTGAGGTAGGATGCGACAGCCTCCGTAGCAGCATCGATCATCGTGCTGATTAGAGCATCGTCATCGTCGAAGTCGACTACAAGCGCAGCCTTGGTCTCGGCCAGGGTTGCAAATGCCATCAGTTCTGCCCCCCCGCTATACCTACGCGGACTGGCTGCGGAGGTTTCAGTTCTTTAACCACCCCATCTTTCCCGTCGCGCCCCTTCTTTGCGCAGAGCGTCCATGACTTAGATCCTTCGCCGGGCTTCTCTGTCGTCTCAGCGTCGCAGTGCCAAAGAGAGCCGCCCCAGGTGACGGTGTCGCCACGATCGTACGCCTGGTCATCCTTGTATACGCCGCGGTAGAGCATGATTGGGAAACCGAGCTCGACCTTGTAATCCAGTGTCTCGCTGGTGAAGGACAGCAGCACTGTTCGGTGATCATCCATGACCTTCGCGTCAAAGTCTTCAAGGCTGAAACCGTCGCGTCCGGGCTTCCCGGGTTCGCCGGCTTTCCCGACGACACAGCCCAGGTTACGGGGCTCACCGTTGGTCATGGTGATGATCAGGTTCCCCTCACGGTCGATGAAGGCGCCCGCCAAGCCAACGCCGTCTTTACCGTGGTCCCCGTCTTTTGCTTTCGGAAGCCCAGCGATGTGCTTTTCGACCTCGGAAGAGATCAGCGGCGCGACGTCTTCGACGGTGACGCTTTTTCCGTCCTGCGGCGGTTGTATTGCCGATAGAAATTCACTTACCTGCCGTTCGAGCGTGGGCAGAACATCATCAATCGAGACGGATAGCCCATCTTTTCCTGGAAGCCCAGGGAGCGGAGGCTCCATCTGGTCTATTGCCGCCTTCACCGCCTTGATCTCCTCAGCAATGATCCCGCGGATCTCTGATATGTCCGCATACTTGCCGTCACGCGGCGCCGGCAGGTGGTCGATGCGCTTTTCAACCGCCGCGATTCGATCGATCATCGGCGCGATTGCCAATTGAGTGAACTCGCGAATGACCGGCGCAAGCTCCGCCATCATCGCCTTGATCTCGCGATTGTTCATACTACCGTCCCGTTGAATTTTTAGGCCGCGAGGCCGAGTTCCTTACGCAGCGTCGCACGCATGAACAGGGCCTTATCGGCCTCGACTGCCTCCGGTTCACTCTCATCGACGTTTGGCGACGCCTTTGGAAGGGTCCCAAAAGGATCATCTTGAGCGTCGCGTTTTGCCAGCGCCTCAAGGCTGAAATTCTGCTGCTGCAGCATCGGGCTATCACCGCCGGCAACCGGCTTCAAATCCAGCCGCTTGCGTTGTTCGTTCGGGGCCATGATGCCCTTCGACTTGTCCAGCATGTCCATTTGCGTAACGCTGTCCATGCGCAGAAGATTGTCGGTGTCGAACTCTGTCCCGATCGTCTCGCCAGTGCCGAGCCCCTCGTCCAGGCAGAGCTCAATGGATTCGAGTAGTACCTGCAGACACTGCGAATAATATTCGACGTTGAGGCTCTGGACGTTGTTGTTCGTCGGCATAGGACCGAGGCCGATCTTGTAAGGCGGAACATGGTAGGTCGAGCAGACGACCTCGCCCGACCATTTCAACTGCTCTATCAGCTGTGAGTCCGTCGCCTTCGCCTTCATCCCCTCATATTTCAGGCCGTCGCCGAGAACAGCAACCTTGCCGGAGTTCTTGCCGGAGAAGTTCGTATCCCAATGCGCCTTCAACCGGGCGGCCGTTTCGTCTGAAATAGCGCCCGGGGCGGTCAGGATGCCGCCAGGCTGGGCGCCGTTCTGGAAAAACAGGGCGCTGTCGTTCTGGATCGCAAGGCCCTGCATTGCAGCAAGGCCACCGGCGAAGATCGGCGACAGGCCGACCAGCGGATGAAAGAAGCAATTGAACCGGTCGTGGATGATCTCGCGGGCCGGCACGATCACGCTCTGCTCAAGCGAGGCGAGCCGGTCCTTACTCAGTTGGTAGAAGACGCTGCCATCGTCCGACACGAGCGGCGTCACATTTTGCCAGTCGAGCACGTAAAGGCGCCTAACGACGCCGCCGCCGTCTCGCTGCTTCAGGATGACAGTATTACCTTGCTGGAGCTTCGACAGCACCCAGTTTTCCATGAACTGGATACGGTTTTGGAAGTGGTTTGGCTTCCGAAGCACCGGGGAATAGGCCGAATTGCTCGTCTCGCTCCATATGCCATCGCCATCTTTCGCCACCAACTTAATTCGAAGCTTAGCGATGTCCGACGCGATGAGAGTGCGGCATGCGAAATCGGCGTGGTTCGACAGGACGGAATCAAACTTGACCTCGACGTTCTGCTGCCATGCTCCCGTAAAGGATTCCTTGATCATCGGCCACCACCCACCTCGGTTATCCGGGCGCTGGTATCCGGCAGCTTTCGCACGGGTGATGTTCAGACCAAGAAATCTCATCAGAGACGGACCTTCTTTCGGCGTTCAAGTTCCAGTTCGATCGAGGTTTTGGCGTCGTCCTTCGTTTTGATTGACTCATTGCTGAAAGAAATGGCGAGCGCTTTAAGGGCAGGCCATGGAAGGTCTCGCCATCCTTCTGGAATAGGATTGGCGTCGGCGCCTTGCTCCGTCGCCAGAGCTGTAACGTCGTAGCCGAGCTTTCCGAATATGCGGGCATACCGAGGATCGCGCGCTTTAAGTGCACGGTTCAAGTAGGATTGATGCTTCATAGCCGCCTCCAGAGTGAGGGCCGGCCGCTTGTTGCGGCCGGCGCGTTGACTTAAGGCTGGCCGTAAGCAGCACTGTCGATGTACTGAACGGCGCCCGGACGGCGCTTTGTCCAGTTGATGAAGCGTTCGGCGCGGATACCAACGAGGTTCATCTGCCACAGGCTAACCATGACAGTGTTCGCAACTGGCGGGTTGGTCGGAGCACTGTCCATCTGGAGAGATGCTTGGTTGCTTGCGTCGAGCAGGGTTTCGCCGTCGTCGGCAAGCATGATCTCTGATGCCTTGGCAAGAATGATGCGCGCGCCTGCGCCAACAATCGGGTCGCCCGCCCCGGGATTTGCCGGGATATTCTCCGACAGAACTACCGGAAGACCGAAGAACTTCCCGCCGCTATCACCGTTGATCTGGATGTCCGGGAATTCGCGCTGACCCAGGGGGTTGAGCATGAGGGCCAGCGCCAGCGCCTGCATCTCGGTCATGATAAAAACCGCGCCCGCAAGCGAAAGATTGGCAGTGACGAACTTCCCCATCAACTCCTGAACGTCTGCGCGGACAGCATCGGCATCGGTGCCGCTGGCGACCACCGGCGTCACGCCGTTGGTGATCGAGGCGGGCTTGACGTTCGCGGTACCGGCATTCGCCGGATCAACGAAGTCGCGGTCCATCGTCTGGACGATCGTGTCGATGAGGTCCTGCCGAACGATCTGCTCCGCCGACGGATTGGAGAAGCGGACGAGCTCGTCCGTCATGACGACGATACCCGCGAGCTTGGTCACGCCCAGGCTGATCTGATCAAACGCGAGCGCCGATACAGGCTTGGGAGCGCCTTCTCCGACCCACGAAGCGGACGATCCTCCCGTCTGACGAGGCACTTTGATATTGAAAGGAACGTTTCGCAGGCCGGGAATGCGACCGATAATCGTCTGCGGACGGAGGAGTTCGGCGAACTCAGAAGCCATGTTCTGATATTCAACCAGCGGCTTTGCCCATGCGGCATCGGTGGTGGTACCCGCCGCGACAGCAGCTTTGAGCACCGCCGATACTTCCGGTGTCTGGTCGTCCCAGCGCTTCGAGATCTCCGCCGCCTGCATCAGGTTCCCCTTCGAGGCCATGAGTGCCATGGCATACCGGGTGAACGCGGTTCCCTTTGCGACGTTTGGCTTAACCTGCACCGGAGCGCCGGTCCGTGCAGCAGCACCGTCAGCCGCAGACTTGATCTGATTGGCGACGACCGGCTTCGCGGAAGCGGCCTGAGCCTTTTCTAGCGAACGGAAACGCTTCAAGTCGGCGTCGATCTGTTCGACCTCCCCTGCAAGTGTGTCGAACTCTTCCTGTTCGCTCGCCTCAGTGGACCGTCCTTCATCGACGGACTTGGTCATGATTTCCTCCATGCGAGCGGCATGAGCGGCTCGCTTGGCTTCAAGAGCAGTGATCTGCTCGGCAATCGTCTTCATCTCAATGCCCTCCTTGGGGCGCAGGTTGACGGGGTTGTGGGATTTTCCCGAAGCGCCGGGAGAGGACTTCGCGGATTGCTCGATGGCGCCGGTCGCGGCGGGAGCGTTCGTGTCGAAGGACCTGATAAGCGCGACACCGGCCGCGTCCATATTTTTGATACTCGTCATCACCGCTTCCGGCTGGGCCGGGATGGTGACAGCGGAAAGCTCGTAGACTTCGGATTCCGTGAACTTGATGCCGCCGTTTTCCATGAAGCTGTATTCGACAGCTCGGAAGCCGATCGAGACGGCGCGGACCAGGCCGAGCTTGATCGACTGCCAGGCCTCGTCGATGCGATCCTTGAGGGTGCCAGGTTCGTCCATCACCGGGAGCTCGGCTTCGAACGTGATGCCGTCCTTGGTCGGTGGGTCGAACTTCACGGTGCCGATCGGCTTGCGGGCGTCATGCTGCCAGAGGAACGGCATCGGATTATTGAATTTCACGCCAAGGGGTTCGACGATGTCGCCGACGCGGTCAACGGCCGGCGTCGTGGCAATGCCGCGGATAATCCGCTTCTCCTCGTTCACGGTCTTTATCGTCAGGAACGAGTATGCGCGGCGCGTCACGGTCATGACGTCCTCCATTCATCAAAGGGTTTCGTGTGGATCAGCCGACGACGAGCATTTGATAGCTCGGCTCTTTTTTGACTTCCGGGTTGCGGCTCATCAGGGTGACCGCATTGAACATCGCCATGGCGGGGTCAATTTTGGCATCGCCCGCTGTCTGCTTCGTCGCGCGAATAGCCGTAGCGGTCGGCTCAATCTTCAGATTCGAGACGCACCATTCCATTAGGCCTCCACCGGAATGCCTGAGAAGTCCGCTTTTTAGCCGCCTCTCTGCTGTCTTGATGGCGTTCATCATGCCGATGCCTTGCGGGGCACCAACTAGCAAACCGTTTTCGATCGTCACGTCGATGCCACTGAGGACGTCAATGAGATCGCCGAGGCCCGCCGGGTCAACCGAAACCCCGGCTAGCTTGCCAGCCCGCTTGATCTGATCGACACGCTCGACAATTTCGCCCATGTCGGACAAACCGTCCGCGACGATCGTGAGCGTCTTTTCGGCTTTTAGCTCAAGAAGCTTTGGTGCAATCTTCTTTCGAATGCGCAACACGCCCTCGTCGCAATAGGCATGTGACCAGGACAGCCATCTCTTCATGGAAACTGTCTTTCGAACGCCGTCGACCTCGATCTGTACCTCAATATCCCGAGGCTCACGGCCGAGAACCGAAAATCCGAAGAGGTCATCGAGGCCGCCGCCATCGATCCCGACAACCAGGCACTCGCACCGGCGGATCAACTCCCCGAAGGCATCCAGATGAGGCAGCTCGGCAAGCGCCTTATCAGTTCCGCCGATCCATAAAGGCGCTCCGACCCATCGGTTCGCCCTGTTTCGCATCCCGATCTCGACATTGAGGTGCTTGGCAAGGAATGACTGGATCGTGTCACCTTCCTCGTCGTCACCGGCCTGGACTTTAGCAAGCTTGCGTTCAAGCCAATCCTGGCGGACCGACCTGTTCATGTTCGGATTGGTGACGTAGAAATTTGTCGGATCGAGGTAGGCCTTTTCCTCAATCATTTCATCCGGGAACTCATACAGGACCGGCAGGCTGCGTGGGTCGTCGATTTTTCCGTCCCGCACATCGCGGAAGTAGTTCAGTTTCTCCTTGAACACCCCCGTTGGCGGCTCATCAGACTGGGTCGTAAGGTAAATCACGAACCCCTCGGGTCGAGAGATAAGGCCCCCAGTCGCTTCCTGCAGCATCGAGCCGGCGCCCGCCTGCTTTCCGAACAGCCATAACTCCTCGATCAGTACAAAAGCAGCCTTTTTCCCGGACGATGTTTTTGAGTCGGCCGAAATGATCTTGAGAACAGCTTTCGTTCGTAGATGCGTGATCCTTTTGAGGTTACGGTTGACGTCGAGGAATTCCCGCAATTCCGGATCTGCATCGACCATATCGGCTGCCGGAACAAACGAATTGGCGGCGATTTCCTGTGTCGGCGCCAGGATAAGTAGCTCAGCCGAATGGCGCCAGTTGCGGATCAGCGCCGTAAGCATGATACCGGCAGCCAGAGTACTCTTGATGTTCTTTTTCGAAATGAGGAGAAAGAACTCTTCGATCAGGCGCTGGCCGGTCTTCGCATCATATGCCCCGAAAATGGCGCGAACGAAATCGAAGACATATTCTTCGCAGGCTTCTCCAAAGGTCGGCTGTCCTGCGACATCAACGATCTTTAGAGATTTAAAGACCTCAAGAGCGGCTTCCGCTTCGTCTGGAAAGAGCGGTTCGAACGGAATCAACGATCGACGGTTGACGATCCTCTCTTCCCAGTCGAGGCATGCCGTGGACCATTGCATCAACGGTTATCGACGACGAGCTTCGGGGCCGATGGAGGAGCGTACTTGCCGGATACCTTCTGCGCAGCCAGCTGTCTCTCCTCCTTTTTCCCGAGCTTTTTCGCCTTCTCCTGTTTCGGCTTCTCGCGGCCCTTGAACCTCGCCTCTGCATTTTCGGAGCCAACTTTATCGAGGGTGGCGAGTGCGGCATTGAGTGCCGAGGCATTACCCGCTAAGCCCTGCTTGATCTGGCTGACCCGAAGTCTCGTTTTCAATCGATCGAGCATCAGGTCCCGCTGCTTGATCAAATGCAAATAATGTTTGCGAAAAGTGGGGACCGACAGGCCAAGGCGTTTCGCGACCTCGGCATTCGTCATGCCAGATCCCAGTAAGACCATGACGAATATGATGTTTTCTTCCGTTGGCTCATGCTCCGGCCGGCCACGTTTGGCGTCTGCCGTCAGGAGTGGGTTGCCGAAGAGGTCTAAATCTTGATCCATGGAAAAAAATCGTGTGCGTGAGAAGGGCGCGGGTCTAGGGGGTAGGGCCTTGCAGACTTTTGACCCGCCCCCCCGCTGCAGGTCACCAGCCTTGCCGGCGCTCCTCGCGTTGCTTCAGCCGGTCATGGCAGTCCTTGCAAAGGCACTGCAGGTTTTGATCATCCCAGAACAACCGCTGATCACCACGATGCGCGATCTTATGGTCAGCAACCAGCTTCGATGTGTCAGCCTCGACGCGGCCACATCCCTTCATCTTGCAAGTGAAGAGATCGCGAACAAGAACGGACCAGCGCAGCTTTTGCCACCGTGCCGTCTTATACCAGCTGCGCCATTCGACGTTCTGATCACGATCGCGCAGGCGCTGCTTCTCATCACCAGGCAAACGACCAATGCGAGGTGCAAGTGTGGAGAGCTTCGGCTTGAGCGTGGTGAGGCGAGAGCGTCCCATATCCTTAGATGTGCGAAAGGCGACCCGAAGGTCGCCTTGCTCATATCCGTCCGCATCACATAGCTGTAGCACTGGCCCTGAATCGGTGCCTCGCTGAGGCTGTTAGGGCTGGGGCTGACCGGCGTACCGACCTCGGGATTTCTCCCCGCTGTTTAGGCGTTTTCAGAGGCTCACTTCAGGATCATCAGCTCATCCATTGACACGATCACTCTCACAACTTTTCGAGAAGCGCAAGAGGGATCAAAATTGGCCTTAGGACGCCAAACATTGGAAACTCAACCACAGCATCTCCTTTCCCATCATCGCGACACGAGACAATGACGGCCTTGAAATGAGCAAACGGACCTTCTGTGATTTTAACCTTGTCGCCCTGTCTAAACACCGTTACCGGCTTCTCCCAATCATATCGGCCTTCGTCTGCGTTTTCGTTGAAAAGCTTGACTTTTTCCGCATCAGAAAGGATGGGGGAAATCCATCCACCGAGCACGTCACGGACGTGGTCAAAGCTTCTCAGACCTGCCAACGCTCGGTCAGAAACTAAGCATCGAACAAGCACGTAACCTACCATAACCGGGATTAAGGTAGGGGGTATGATCCTATGCCTACGACGCAATTCCGGGCCTCGACGCATCGGCACAAGGCACTCGATACGAGCTTCCTCCAGAGCATTTTTCACAGCCTTTTCTCTCCCACTGTCGACGCGAAGCACCATCCAAGGAGAATCACCCGTAACAGGGCATGATGCAGCGGTGCGATGCGCCATCGCGATTCGCTTCATCCTGTCCTTAAAGCGCTCGCCAGCGTTGACGCCGATCGGTGTCCCAAAGATGTCCTTATGCTGCATCGTCATTGTCCGCCTCGCTGATCGCCGAAAGGAATTTCAAGAGCGCTTCCTCGGCAGCCTCACCAGGGCTGTCTGCTCCGTCAGGAGCTGCGGGAAGCCAAACATATTCGGGAGGGTGTTCGATGAAGGGCCAGCCACGCCGCTCGTGCAGATCGGCCCATGCCGCAAACAGCTCGCTGTCGCGATGCACCTGCCGGAAATCGGCAACGTATGGCAGCAGCACGAGCGAGGTCACGAACGGCTCCTTCCGCCGCGCGAGATCGCGCATGGTGGTCACCAGCGGCCACCCGTGCTCCATGCGCTTGTGGTGCAGCAATGCTTCCCGGCTCACCTCGCCATCCCGGATGCACTTCTCGTCGAAGGTGGTCAGCACGATCCGGCCTTTCGGCTCCTGCGAAAGCGCGCGCAGCCTCGTACCCATCCAGAGCTTGCCGCAAACCTTGGCAATGCCGCGCGCCGGAGCAGTGACGATCTCTTCGGGAACGTCGCGCCAATGGCGATTTTTGAGATAGACCGCCGCCGCCATCAGGTCGGAAGGCTTGGCCCACCGGAGATAGGCTGGCGTACGCTCGATGCATTCGGTTCGTTCTTCATCCGAAAGCGCGAACCATGCGTTTCTGGCGAAATCCACATCGCCCTTCTTCCAGCTGGCGAACCACAGCGTGAAGTCACGCTCCATCTTTTTCCGATCAGCCCGTCTCAAAACTCCCTCTTCCGCGCCAGCGGTTGGAGAGTTAGCTGGAATGTTAGCTGGAAGAATCTTATCTTGGTGGAGCTCCTCCACCACCTTCATGGAACCATTTCCACCACCTTCGGGAACCATTTCCACCACCTTCGTTTCGGAAGGTGGTGGAACAGCTCCACCTTCCGAAACGAAGGTGGTGGCTTGTTCCCCGGTCAGGTCGCGTCCAGGCCATCTGGCGACATATTCGTTGCGCTTCCATTTCTGGCCGCGAAAACCGTGCTGCGTGACCTCGATCCAGCCCTTTTCCTCGGCGATTTCGAGGTGCTTGAGCACGGTCTTCTTGTCGAGGCCCGTCAGATCAACAAGCTCGGAAACCGGCGGGTAACATGATCCGCCGGTTGCATCCATTTTCAGGCCAAGCGTATGCAGCACCAGCCGCGTGATCGGCGGCAGGCCGGACTTTCCCACCGCATGACGCCATGACCATGCGCGGGATGTGGCGTAATGATCCGGCTCGTTCACGCCGCCTCCCTCTGCACCACGAGGTGCCTGCAGTTGGCCGCGACGATCGCCGCATAGGGATTTGGAGAAACGGAATTGCCGACGCAGGATACCTGCACCGACTTCGCGAACGGCACCCATACCGGCTCGCCGCCGCCCGCGGGTTCAGCCCATCCGCCGTCAATGACGTAGTCCGGCGGGAAGCCTTGCGCGTTATAGAGTTCGCGCGGCGTCAGCATGCGCATGCCGATATCGACGATGACGAATGCTTCGCCGCCAATGTCGAGCGTCACGACCTCGCGTTCGTCCCAGAAGCCGTGGGAGCGTAGGAAGTCTGCCACCGTGCGAGCTCTGGACATCTGGTCAGACGTGAACGGTGGCACGTCGAGCGATGCCTCGACATGCCCGTGCCTGTCCTTCGTCGTGATGGTGCGGGTAGGCTGGTCTTCTTCGCCGCCGTCGCCGGTCCCATAATAGGCTTGCAGGTATGGCGCGACGAGGAGCGATTTCCGGCCACCATCCGCCGTTATGGTTGCCGATGGTTCGTCGACGGCGTGTCCGGTGGAGGTTCCGAACTGCCGCGAGATGAACGCGCTGATAACGCCCTGCTGCGATCCTGAGGCGGTTACGGTAGAGACTGGCTCGTCCGGCGACCGGCCCGGATTGACACCACCCTCCCGCCTGCTGTCCTTGTTGTGCTGCGCCACGAACGCCACCGCGGCGCATACGTCCGCTTTGGCCGTGATGGTTGCCATCGGCTCATCGCCGCCGCGCGGCCGGCTCTGTCCAGCTCTGCCGCCGCATCCGACCAGCGTTGGGATGATGACCGAGTTCTGGTCCTTCTTGCTTGCGGTGATCGTATGGTGGGGCTGCTCGACACTGCGGACCGCCCCGCCCTGCTGCGCATGGGTAAGGACCGGCGTGAGCAGACCGATCGGCGCTGCGCCTCCCGGTTTCTTGATGAAACTGTTCGCGGTGATCGTAGAGATCGGCTCGCGAAGATCCTGGCCGGTCGCGCCTGTGTTAAATCTCGTAATCGTCGTCGCCACTAGCGCGTGACCTATCCCGCCGGCAGTGACCACGCCGTAAGGATCATCGATAGGATACTCCCGCCTTCCGCCGCTGTCGCCGTGGTTGATGCTGACGAGGAATGGCTTCTCCGCATCCAGCACATAGCGTTTCATGCCGCGCGCCACGCGGGCCATTGTATTGTCGGCGAGCGGGCGGATGGCACGGAGCCCGTGCTTCGCCATGATCTCCTCACTGGTGTCGAAGATCGACGGGCAAGGGAGCGACCAGTCGATGATCTCGGCGGCAGTTCTCCATGGCAGCTTGCGGCCGGCGATCACGTCGGGATCGTCAGGTGCTCCATGCGTCGGCTTAGGCCATGCGATCTTTTTGCCATCAAAGCGGATCACCATGAACAGCCGCTTGCGGATCGTCGGAGCGCCGTAGTCGCAGGCGCGCAGCTCCCGATATTCGATCTTTCCGCCAAGCCTGCGCAGCATCCGGCACCACTTCCGGAAGTTCTCGCCGCGCCGTTCGGGATCGGGCATCATGCCCCGATCGGTGGCGATTAGAGGCCCGTAGTCCTTGAATTCCTCGACGTTCTCCATGGTGATGACATCGATCTTGCCGCCGCTCTTCTGTATCCGCTCCACCCATCCCGGAATAATCCAGCAAAGATCGCGTATGTTGCGCTCGACAGGCTTGCCGCCCTTAGCCTTGGAAAAATGCTTGCAGTCGGGCGAAAAGTGCATGAGACCGATATGACGACCGGCGAGATAGTCCAGCGGATCGACCTTCCAGACGTTCTCCGAAAGATGCATCGTCTGCGGATGGTTCGCCGCATGAAGCGCCAGCGCCGCCGCGTTGTGGTTGATGGCGATATCGGGCGAACGACCAAGCGCCATCTCGATACCGGTAGAGGCGCCACCACCACCCGCGAAGCTGTCCACGATCATCGGCGGAATCGTGCCGTAATCCCTCAGCACATCCGCCGTTGTCGCGTCCCCGAAGAGCGTCGAATGCATGTTCATGTCGCACATCCCCCATTTTGACCGGCTCAGGTTCGGCGATGCGATGAAGCCGCCCGTTGGCGGTGGCAAAGGCCATGAAATGCATCAGGTATCCGGTCTCGCGCCGGTCTTCGCCGAGCACGGATAAAATGGTTTCGAGGTAGGAAAGCCCGTCGCGGAACCCGTTCGCCTGCAGCCAGCGGCGAATGAAATGCTGGTCCGCGTACAGTGTGGAAAGCGGGCTCTGAAGCAGCCAGCGCGCCATGTCCTGGCGCGTCGCGCAATCGGAAATATCGAAGGGAAGCTCCGTCATTCTGCGGCCTCGCAAGTGGGCCGCTCGCCCGCTTCGAAACCCCAAAAATGCCATTTGCCGTTCAGCCGAACATCGCCAGTTACAAGGCTCTCTCGGCGCTGGAATAGCTCCAGCTTACGCATCTGCGGAAACAGCCGTTCGATCTCTTGGGCAAAAAATACTGGTTTGCGGCTGTGCGCGCCCTTCTTTTCGCGGTACAGGCTGCGTGGCTGCGTGCCGGGAAGAAGCCCAGGGAAATTCCCGCGCTTGCCAATCAGAATGTGTTCGGTCTGGTCGCGAAGCCAGCGACCCATACCCATGTCTTCCTTGTCCCACGTCCAGATGGTGACGTATTCAAACCCCCAATCACGCAGAACACCGATGCCGTCATCGATGCGATTACTCGTGGCCCAGAGAAAAATAATCGCATCCGGCGTGAAGGGAGTTTTGACGCCGGCGCAAAGCGCCTTAATGTCTTCGAGCGGCATGGATGGGTAAAGCAGGCCCTTGTCTTGCCCAGTCTCATCGCTCCACGCCTCCTGCTCCCATGGTGGGTCTGCGTAACCGACTGGGAAGGCCGCACGCGGCATTTCCCCTGCTATAAGCTTCCCGCGCTCGGCAGTAAGGTTGATCATGCTCGTTCGGACAGCACGCTTATCGGCCATTCGCTCGGTGCGGATTTCCTTCGCTCGTTGGAGGATCTGTTTTTTCTCGGCACGAAGAGCATCCTCTTGCGCCTGGCGCTCCAGGTAACTTAACTCTGCTCCTGCACTCACCGAGATTTTGCCGCTGTCGATGGCCCGGATTAGGTTTTCGGACCCGTGCTCTCGAATGCGCTTTGCCGACACGACAGCGCGTTCCGAGATCGACAACCTTCGAGCGGCTTCCCGGGTCGGCAAATTTGCCGACCCGGATGTGACTTGATTAATGCCCCTCTCCCAATCCACGATCTTCGCGGCGACCATGGCGCGCTGGCTTTCCGTCAGATGGCGGCGCCTCAGATTGAGCGAGAGTACGAAACCAAGTGGGTCGTCGCCCTGATATTCGCAGTAACGAGGCACTATACCTGCCCGATGGCAGGCCTCCTCGCGGTTCCGGCCGTCGATGATGCGTCCCTGAAAAATCCAAACCGGGTTTTCTTGACCGCGAGCGGCAATATCTTCCGCTAGCTCGTTCAGCTCGCCGTCGCTTAGCATCGGAAACAGGTCAGCTAGCACGTGGTGCGGATAGCGCCCGTTCGGTGGCTGCATAGTTGACTGCGCCGGATCTGCAGAAACTGGAACGTGACCATGCATCTTCCGGCCCTTCGGCGTGAAGGTGAACCGGTTACCGTCCTTCGGGTCGCGATCAAGGATGCCCTTTATGTTGAGCCGCATGGCAACCTTGGTCATGGGTTGCGATGGGCTCTGGTAGAAACCGTCCCGCCGGACGGCCTCCAGGATCTCGCGAGCACGATCACCCGCCAACTGGTGCGCGCTGTTCGTCATAGCGCCTTCCTCCGGTTCAGGCGCTCGATTGAGCGGGCGACGGTCTCGGCGCGACGGCCTTTCCTCAGCCGGTCTGAGATTTCGCGGGGATCATAGGGAAAACTCGCAGCGGCTATGGCGCGCCGGAGGCGATCGGGAAGATCGTCATAGGCCCGCATGACTTCGATGCGGTCGGATATCGCGAGGATATTCATGAGAACACCGCCCGGTCGCGCCAGCACTGGCTGTCGCCTTCCTCGATCAGCCTGCAAACATCCGCTTCGGGGATGCCGAGCCGTGCAGCGATGCAGAAAGTGGAAAGCTCGCTTGAATGCCACAGTTCCAGCACGCGGGCGAAACGGGACTGTTTGACCAGTAGCGCCTGCCACTTTGATGGGGGGGCGGTCGCGAGAGGATTGAAACCCATAAGTCAGGCTCCTCCCGACGCGCTGTCGCGGATCTGCTGCAGCAGACGGATCGCCTCGTCGCATTCCTTGACGATCGACTTGTTGTCGGCCGCATCCAGCTTGCCGTCCTGCAAGGCCTCGTGGATCGCCCGGACCACGTCCATCACCTCAAGCGACACGAGCGTGCCACTTTCTCGGGTGATCGCCCGGCGCTCCCGGCCTTCGCCCGCCACCAGGCGGTAACCGAGCAGATGCGCCATGGCAGACAGGATGACCGGGCTCTGCGCCTTTCGATCGGCCTCGATCGCAACGTCGACGGGGATCAGCGCTTCGCGGTTTTCCTCGTTGAAGGAGGCATATTTCGAAAGCGTCGAGACGGTGACGCGAGTCATCAGCGGGAAGTTATTCACCCCGCCGCCGAGCCTGTAGCTGGAATCAGTCGCACCCTTCAGGCTGCGGATTTCTTCTTCGGAAATAGTGCGCACGAAATCACCCCTGATTGCGGTCAAGGAAAGTTTTGTCGGAAAGGATTCGATGAAGCGGCGGCGGGGTCCGCCTAGGGTCCGCCTGTCAGATCAAGGGGGACCGCATGGATAGGCAGAATAGGGACAAGAAAACGGAGCCGGGGCGCGTCGTGCCATCGCAGCCCCGGCTCCAGTTGCCGCGCGGCGCGACGGGCGCTGCGCGGGGTTCGGCCATGGCAAGGGAGGAGATGCCACCGCCGGGGGAACATCGTGAAGGAGGCGCGTCATTCGGCGGCCTCCGGCATGGGTCCGTAAAGGTCTGGTCGAAGCTTATGTCTCGAAATGCAAGTGTGGCGTTCGATCGCCAGCACTCTTCCTGGGGGGATAGATTTCCATTGGGATATTGCGGAGGGGTCTATGTCCAACTCTGCAGCAAGCAGAACTCGACGCCCTCTCTCTTCGTCCAGCCATTTAAGCAAATCGTCCATGGCGGGAAATTAGTGTCACTAAAAATTTTAGTCAAGCTAAGTTTTAGTGAGGTTGGATGGTGCAGCGTCGTGAAAGTTAGGAATGTGCGCGCATGACGAAAGATACCGCGCTCGCGATCCCGCTCTTCATCAAGGAGCGCCGCAAAAAGTTGAACATGAGTCAAGAGACGCTTGCCGAACGTGTTGGAGTATCTCCGGCAACGATAAGCAATCTCGAAACAGGGCGAAACGGATTTTCGGACAAAACCCTTGCTGCAGTGGCGGATGCGCTCAAATGTCGGCCAGTGGACCTACTGCTACCACTCGGAGATCAAACCAGGGTCAGCGGAGAAGTTGCGGTTAAAGAGCTGCTCAGCAGGATAGAAGGGCTGCCGCCTACGGCGATTAATCCAATATGGAAGCTTATTTCGGGCTACATTGAAGACGCCGAGTAATATGGACAAAGCCTTCCTCGTGGTCGATTTGGACGCGCCAATCGCCGCCATGTAGCACAGCCATCGCTATCGAGATCTCGGCGGTCTTGCGTTTGATCACCGCCTCCATCTCATTCTCTGTCACCCCGCTCGTGCCATACAACAGATCCGCAACAATTTCTTCTTTACGGTTGCGGTACTTTGGCTGGATGCGGTGAATGATGGCCATATAAGACCTCCCGGTTAACGCAGGTTACCAGAGGCTTACATGACTCAAAATATCGAACATTACAAGAACAAATGACTCTGCATACCTCCCGGCGTGACAGTCCGCCCGCAGTACGCGGAAATTCATATTTTTAGCTGCACTAAAATTTCACGCTTGACGTGAACTTTAGTGTGACTTAAGTTTTTCTCCATCGGACCTGATAGTTGGTCCGACATACCCCAACCCCGCACGAGAGGGACCGGCGCAGGTCGCATCCTGCGCCGGTCCGGCGGGAAAGATGGAGAGAGATATGCAGACGCAACCCTACAATCCCGTCAGCCTTCGTGATGTCGCCTTCGAGATGGCATCTATCCAGCGTGATCGCGGCTACAGCCTGACGCGCGAAGACTTCCGCAAGGAAGGCTTTACCGACGAGCAGATCACCAGATACGGCCAGGACGCTGGCGTCCTGTTCGCCCGCATGGAGCGCGGCCTCGCTGCCTGATCCGCTTCGGTGCCCGCACTGCGGCGGTGCGGCATCCGAAACGGATCTTTCGAGGAGTTGCCTGCCATGATCCAGATTACCCCGATGACGCCGGATGTCCCACGCAAGGATCTCGGCACGTTCAGGAAGCAGCTTACCGAGGCTCGCGGACCGGTTTTCGACGCGATGACCGGGCTTCTGCTGTTTTTCGTGACGGGCTTTTCGCTCGGCCTGATGTTGGGTGCGCTCTGATGGGACGGCTGATCAGGCTGCCGGTCCGGCCGGCCCTTCGCGTCGTCGAGGCGCTTCCGCCGTCGACATCGGCCCATCTTCAGCGGGAAGTTCAGGAGGTGCAAATCAGCCTTCGGCGGGCCTTGCGGCACTTCGGTGCGGATGACGCCGCTTCCATATCGGAACTGAGCGCCGAACGTGGAACGGAGGAATTGGAGACCGCGCTCTTCTACGCGCTGAACTTGCGTGGCTGCCTGAATGCCGACATGGAACTACGGCGCGCGCTTCTGGCGCGCATCGAAAAGCGGGAGGCGGCCCGTGGTTAAGTTCCTGCTGCACAGCTCGCGTCCTGCGGCTGGCGCTCCCGCCCCCGCGCGTGAAGCGCCGAAAACTCCCATGTTCCAGTTTCGGCTGCATTGCCCCGGAGGCCTGAAGTTCGACGTTCAGGCCGCAACGGAGGAGGATGCGCGCCAGCACGTCCGCAGACGTCATTCGTCGAGGATCACCAAGGTTGAATTTATCGGAGAGGTAAAACGCCATGCCCCAATTGCACGTTGACCTTTTCGGTCATGAGACCGTTCTTTCGCGTCGCGAACCCGCCCATGCAGACGCTGTTCGGCGCGCCTTCCGCGCCCTTGCGGACGGCGAACCAACCCGAGAAGTGATGGAGATCCTTTATCAGGAGTTCGGGGACTCGTGTGGTTTGCGCCCCCCTGTCTCGGAACTCAACCTGGCCCGGAAGTGCGAGACGCGGAGTAAGAGCCGTGGCTGACGCAGCGCTTTTCCGTGTTCATCGTTCACAGCTTCTGCCGGCGCTGGATGCGGCATGCGCGGGAGCAGACCGTAGCGCCACGATCCCCATTCTCTCGCACGTCTTGTTGCGCCCCGAAGGCGATCAACTACGGTTGCGGGGGACCGATCTGAACATTGAGATCGAGGCTGTCTGCGAATTGCTTGATACTAGCCATTCCTCCGGGATCGCTCTTGCCGCCTCAGATCTTTTGGGTTTGGTAAAGAGCCTTCCTGAGGCGGCGGAGATTGAGTTTCTGCCAGGTCGCTTCGGTGGACAGATTGCCATCCGCACCAAGGCCTCAAAGTTTACGCTCCTGAGCCTCCCAGAAGCCGACTTCCCATCGATCTCAAGCCAACTTGATGGCGACCAATTCGGACTGGATGTGTCGCCGTTCATAAGTGCGATCGGGAAGGTTCTCTTTGCGGTCGACAAGGCAGACACAGGCCGTCCGTACACATTGGGGATATACCTCGCGCCAGAGGAGAATGGCGATCGGCTGCTTGTCGCGGCTACGAACACTCGAACACTTGGCATTATCAGGCTGCGCACTCAGTCCCCCGCCCGCTTCGATCCCGTCATCATTCCGGGCAAGCTGGCGCAGACGATGCGCAAGCTGTTCTCGGACGAAAAGTCCGTCGCAACAATGATGGTCTCCGATCATCTGATGCGCGTGAGCTGCGGCAACGTGTCAATTTTCTCTCGCCTGATCGATGGCGAGTTTCCGGTGAAGATATTCGAAACCCTTCCAAAGGAACCAGACTATCAGATCATCGCCTCTGTCGACGCGCTCAAGTCGTCCGTCCGTCGCATCCTTCTGGTCGCCGGCGACTACATGAAAGAGGGCGTGCGTGTCTCTTTGCAATCGGGCGGCCTGCGTCTGGAGCTGGTTAATTCGCAGGGCGAATCTGCTGTGGAGCATGTGCCGGTAGATTTCGAGGGGACCAGCGACTTTTCGATCGGCTTGAATGCGAAGCTCATAGACGGCGTCCTAGACAGTGTGGCCACGCAAGACGTTAGGCTTGGCCTGACGTCGGGCGGAAATACCGTATTCCGCCCCACCGCGGATATCGACGACATGTTTGCGATTGCGCCTATGAACGCGAGGGGGGTCGATCAATGACGATCTTCGACCTTCAGGGAAATGCAGTACAGGAACCGGCAAGAATACGCCGCACGGCTCTGTTCTCGGATAACGGCCTGTATCGATACCGGCTGACCCGTCAATGGGATCTGACCGGCGTGATGCTTCCAGTTTGCATGCTAAATCCGTCGACGGCCGACGCGGATAAGGACGATCCGACGATCCTTACCCTGATGAAGTTCGGTAAGGCATGGGGATATGGCGGGATCGTCGTCATTAACCTCTTTGCCCTACGCACCTCGTCCCCGCAGGATCTAAAGCGAAACGCGTGGCCGCACGGATTGGACAATAATCTGCATCTTGAGCAGGTGCTGTCGGCCGCGCGCCACACCTCGACGCCTGTCCTTGCTGCATGGGGAAACGACGGCGCCCATTGGAACCGGCAGGACGAAGAGTTCTGCAGGCGCGCCAAAACCGCGATGGTCGATCTCGTCTGCCTTGGCCTGACCAAGGACGGTTTTCCGAAACATCCGCTCGCGCGTGGAAAACACCGCATCCCCTCAGATCAAAAGCCGCTCATGTGGCGGCGCTGGATGGACCAGTGAGATGGCGACGCGAGAGGAAATCGACCGCCTTGCTCTTGTCCGTGCCCGCCACAGATCCGTGCCGCACGCTGCTATGAGGGTCGACGATGAAAGCGGCGCACACATGGACGCGGCGGATGGTGCGCGCCTGTTCTCGTTCTCAACCTCGTGCCCACATCCATACCGCACGTTTTTCACGGATGTTTATGACGACGTCACCTTTCTGATTGCGATGTTCGACAGGGCAACCAGAGACAATCGAGAGCTACGCCATCAGCTGACAAGCGAACGTCCGGATCTCGCGAAGGAATGCGCCCGCTACTGCGATGACTCGGTGTTCAAGCGCTACCTTGCCGACGTTTACGGTCTCGACACAGCCGACCGCGAACGGGTGGCCGCCGGAGTCAGAAAGATTCTCGGCATCAAATCCAGATCTGAACTCAACACAAAGCCAGAAGCCGCCAGAGCGTGGAACGACCTGCGAGGCCGCTTCGAGGCATGGAGGCTCACGGCATGAGTGAAGCAGTGGAAGCGTTGGCCCGCTCGTTGGCAGAGCAGGAAGGTTGGCGATGGGATGACGAAAACCAGATGCTGGATGTCGCGGCTGCCGGTTGGCAGAAGACGAACCGCGAGCGGCTGACCTGGAGAAAACGTGCCGAGCTTGCTTTGTCATCCTCGCTGCCAACTCAGCATCAAAATCTTTCCGCAGAAGATACCGCCATTGCGATATGCGAGGCTTGCGGCAAACACATCCAGGAGGGCGAGCCATATCTCTGGGGACCGGAAACTAGTCTCTGCAGCGATTGCGCGCCGACTTATCAGGCCCTTCTGGACGAGCCAGAAGGGTTTGTGAACGCGGATGGCGACCCTCTGACGCCAGAGCAGTGCCGCGCCTGGTACGACGAACATATCGCCGCCGGCGGCAAGGCGACGGACAGCATGGCGAAGGTCGATCGACCATTGTCCACCCCACCGCCCGTTCATCAAATGCGGGGTGCCGCTGATGCCTACGTTGCCGAACAGGGCATCGAGCATAGCGGCGGGATCATCGAGGCGGCATTTGAGGCTGGCGCGCTATGGGCCTCCCGCGCCGCCCTCGCATCGGAGGGCTCGACGGATGGACGCTAAGCAGCTCCACATTCTCCAGCACTCGCTTGGGCTCGACCAGTACGGACGCGGCACGTTCTACCGTAACAGGTTTGTCACCGGCGAAGGCAGCATCGATCATCCGATCTGCATGGAGCTCGTCGCGCTCGGCTACATGAAGCGCTTCCAGGCCGTCGAGCTGTTCGGCGGCAGTGACGCCTTCACCGTTACCGAAGAAGGCAAGCGCGCCGCCGTGGCGGAAAGCCCAGCGCCTCCGAAGCTCTCACGCAGCAAACAGAGGTACATCGACTTTCTCGCATACGACGGCTCCATGACCTTCATGGAATACATCAGGTGGCGGGACTACCGCGACAGGAGGTCCGCATGAGCCTGTTTCAGACCATCCGTTGCAAACTTGGCAAGCACATTTGGAAGTCTGTCCGCAATCGGCATTGGGTGCAGAGCGAGTGCGTTCATTGCGGTGCGCATGGTGCTACTCATTTCATCCCCCTCATGAAGAGCGTCGATGACTGCGAAGGCTTTGACGATCCTGAGGAGCGTTGCCCGCGTCATCCGAATGACTGCTTGTGCTGGGATGTGCGGGCCCCATCACCCTCGACGCATTTGCGGGTTAGCGAGATCATCGCAAAAATCAGGCATCAACTCGAAATCAATGTGCAGATTGCCGAAGATCAGTACCCGGAAGGGCCGATCGTGGACGGCAAGCGCGTGAAGGGCCTTACCCACTCTCAGGATATTCTTGCCCAGCACATCCGCGACCATTTGAGCGAACTAGAGTTGGTCATCGTCTCACCAGCGCCCGCACCCTCGACGCATGGGGCGGGTCTGCCGCCTGCTAGCGACATAGAAAAGCTCGGCGGGTGGACGCTCTCTCATGATTTCGTAGACCAGTTGGCACGAAAGGCAGAGGAGGAGACGACCTACCCCTGCACGATGGAGGTTGCCGAGCATATCGCCCTCGCAGTTGCCGATATTCTTCGTTCCAGCCCACCGCCCCAACATCAAAAGACGGCGCATGATGAGTTCCTAGACGCATCCGAGGAATTCAGCACTGAGAACAAGCGCCGGGAGGCGGAGCTTCATGCACCAGCGCCTGTTACTCATATGATGGTCACCGACGAATTGGCGACAACGTACAAGGCAGCCTTCCGCGCTGTCTTTGACCGCTGGCTCAACGACGAGGCTGGCATTCCTCAGGAGAACATCGGCCTGATTGCCACAAAAGCTGGCCTGCAAGCTGTCTTCGATACCCTCGCATCGGAGGCGTCCGAATGAGCCGGCAGGTCAACCGATACCTCAAAGACAAGGCGATGGATCAGATCGACCACGCGCTCGGCCGTCCAGTCGATCCTCTGATCGAAACCTACCGAAACCATTTCGCCGTCAATGCTGACAGCAAGACCGCGAAGGAATTCGACGCCTCTCCGTTCTGGAGCCGGAACGGCAAAGGCGCACCGGGTGGCATGGCGTTTTACCACGTTACCGCCGAAGGCCGGCAGGCTCTCAAGCAGCATCTGAAGGCTATCGGGGACAGACACCGCATCTTCAACGTGACTTTCGACGGCCACACTCAGCCGGTGGTCGCTGAGAGCGCGTCGAAAGCTCGATACAGCCTTTGGCTCGATATCTCCGATTGCTTCGCCGATCTCAGCTTCAAAAAGTTCTGTCAAACCGCAACCGTGAGGGTCGCAGCATGAAGGTTCACACCCTCAAAGTCTGGCCAAAGCAATTCGAAGAGCTGTCGATCGGCGACAAGACTTTCGAATATCGCCTCAACGACCGCGACTTCCGCGTTGGTGATACGCTGCACCTGCAAGAGTATCAGCCCGACAAAGACATCTACACCGGCCGCGTCATGAACCGGCTTGTGAAGCATATGCTGACCGAGGGGTTTGGATTGCCCGACGGTTATGTCGTGATGAGCCTCGGGCCATACCCATCACCCTCGACGCGGGAGGTGGGTCGCAAATGACCAGACGCGACAGCATCCGCGAAAAGATCATGACGCGCGTCCGGATCGACGAGCAGACCGGCTGCTGGATCTGGACAGGCCCAACGTCTGGCGCGACGGGTCGTGGAGCCGGTTACCCTCGCATGTCCCTCGGGGGGGCAGACCGTAGCGGTGCACCTGGTCATGTGGACCAACGAGCACGGCTACATTCCGGGGAAAAAAGAAATCGACCACTACTGCCGCAACCGTCTCTGCGTTCGTCCCGATCCAGAGCACCTGCAGCTCGTCACCCGCAAGCGCAATATCCTGCGCCAGTGGGAAGCGCGCAAAGCGGCGATGGCTTGTGAGGAGGTTTGAAGATTGAAACCGCTGCGCGTCGAAATCCTCCCCACCTCTCTTCCGCCACTTGGCATTAACCGGGAACAGGCAGCCGCCCTAGTCGGTATCAGCACATCGCTGTTCGACAAAGCGGTGACTGCCGGCACCATGCCGAAGCCTCGCATGATTGGCGAACGGCAAGTTTATGACGTTGGGGAGCTAGTTGAGGCATTTAGGAAGCTTCCTCATAAAGGCGGCGAAGATCTGGCACTTGACGCTCGCGCCTCCGAAGACAATCCTTGGGACTGATGAGCAAGATGTATCCGAAGCTTCCCAAAGGCGTGACGCTCGATCGCGATTGGCGAACGAAGGAGCCGCGTTTCTATTTTCGTGCTCCCGGCCGCCCAAAGGTCCGCCTAACTGAGGAGCCGGGAAGCGTGGCCTTCGAAAATGAAGTTGCCTGCGCACGGTTGGGCGTCCCGTATCTGAGGCCCGGAGAGAAGCCCAAGCCGGAGCCCTTGATCCGCGCTCCGAACGAGGGAACTCTTGACTGGTTGGTACTGAAGTACAAGGCGCGGGCTGGCAATACGATGGCGCCGGATCAGCTCGCCCGTCGTGCACGCCTTCTCGAAAAAGTTTGTGATAGCCTGACCCCAAAAAAGAAGAATAGGCGGGGAGATCTGCCGGTCGACAAGATCGAGCGGAAGCACATTCTGGAGATCCGCGACGAGCTGGCGCAGACAGCCGGGGCTCAGGACAATCTCGTGAAGTACATTTCGGCAATGTTCGGATGGGCAATCGAAAATGACCTGGTGAAGATCAATCCGGCCCTGCGCATCAAAAAGGTTGGCGGGGGAACCGGTTTCCATACCTGGACCGTCGACGAGGTGAAGCAGTTTGAGGCAAAGCATCCGCCAGGAACCAAGGCGCACTTGATGCTGAGTATGGCCCTTTTTACCGGCCTGCGCCTTCAGGAGCTTGCCATCATGGGTCGCCAGCACGTTCGCGATGGTTGGCTGACGATTCGGCCAGGGAAGACCTCGAAGTCAAGCGGCGTAACCGTGCAAATCCCAATCCTCCCGGAATTGCAGAAGAGGCTTGATGATCAGCCTGCCAAACAGATGACCTATCTCGTCACAGAGTACGGCAAACCGTTCACCGTCAATGGACTCGGGAACAAGATGCGCGACTGGTGCGACGATGCGGGGCTGTTCCATTGCTCTACCCACGGACTGCGGAAAGCAGGAGCGACGATCGCGGCGGAGAACGGTGCGACTGACGATGAACTGATGGCGATCTTCGGATGGACGACGAAGAAGCAGACCACGCTCTATACGAAGCAGGCTAACCGGAAAAAGCTCGCGGCCGGCGCCATCCATAAACTTCGGTCAGAACAAACTAGCAATGAAAATTGTCCCACACCCGAAGGGGTCGTAAAAAGTGGGACAAAAAGGGAGAAAAAGCCAAGCAAAAACAATGCTTGAAAAATGGAATGGTGCCCAGAAGAGG